TTATTGCAGCAATTGCGGAGAATATGGGCATGTGTATAGAGAATGTAAATATCCAGTAATAAGCAATGGAATAATATGTATTAAAATTAATAATTATAATTTTACTAAAATATATAAAAATTTTGTAAATAATAAAAAAAATAACTTGAATATTAAAAATATTGATGAATTTATAAATAATCAGATAAAAATAATATTAATAAGAAGAAGAATATCATTAAATTTAATAGAATTTTTAAGAGGTAAATACAAGAACAAAAATAATTATATTAAAAAAATATTTGGCTTAATGACAAATGAGGAGATTGTGTTAATTAAAAATAATACATATGATTTTTTATGGAAATATATTTGGTGTGATAACAAATCGTGCAATCGTTATAAAAAGGACTACATAAATGGTAAAAAAAAATTTGAATCTCTAAAATCATTTATAAAAAATATCGGAAAATCAAATTATTCTGAACCCGAATGGGGATTTCCAAAAGGACGAAGAAAAACTCGTGAAACTAATTTTGAGTGTGCAAAAAGAGAATTTGAGGAAGAAACTAATTTATTAAATTCAGATTATAAAATTATTGATATTAAGCCGGTTGAGGAAAACTATATTTCAACAAACAACGTAAATTATTGCCATCATTATTATTTGGCAGAATTAATAAAAGAGGATGATAATTTTGTTATTGATTATAATAACAAAAATCAGTATAAAGAAATTAGTAAAATCAAATTAATGAATATAAAAAATTGTTTAAGTAAAATAAGACCATATCAAACCGCAAAAAGTAAAATATTAATTAATTTGAAAAAGATGTTAAAAATTGTTTTATCTTATTAGGAACCAATAATGAAGAAATAATTAATAATGTCAAGCCCAAGATTAATATTTTGAAAATATTATTGTTGTCTTTTGGTTTGGGTGTTATTGATTCTAATTCTATTTTTTTATTTAGTTTTTTTTCATATAATTTAATCACCTTATTTCTATCCATTATTTTTTTGCCTGTTAATGAATTAACTTCATTGTGAATATCTATTAGCCAATATACAAACTCTTGTCTTGAATTTAATTGCGGGGGAATTTGTTTTAAATTTCTTTTAAAATTTTTTCTACAAATACTACATGGAATGATATATTTAAGTGAGTTAATAAAATTTCTATAATTTTGTTTATCCTCATTTGTTGGATAAAGTGGGTAATTAAAAGATACCGTATGTAAAGTAAACCACATATGTGGACCCCAAATATTCTGATTCATATATATAATATTGATAAAAAAATTTATTTGGTATTGACTGTCCCAGTATAGTCTGGAAAACCTGTTGTTTGCCAATAATCACTGGCAAGATATGGAGGAACATTTTCACCAGTATCATTACAGGGTGCTTGCGATGGCCCTTGTTTTAAAATCTGTTCAATTTTATAATATGGAAGTGCATAAGAAAAATATCTAAATTGAGATATAAAACCGTCATATCCTTCCCAATTATTGATAATAACATCATCAAAATTTTGTTTTGGAAGCCCCTTAAATTTGCATCTTTTTTTTAATTCGCCGTTAATATATATGTCTATATAATGATTCATTACAACAATAGATAAATGAAACCACTTACCCATTGGAACATTTCCAATATCACACGATTCTTTTAATGACGAAAATGTATTCATATTGATTCCTAATTTGTTTTCGTTTGGATAAATCCACACACCAGGTGCTTGTAATGGATATGCAGTAGAATTTCCTTTATGAAAAACATGTTTATATTTATCTCCTTTAACACTATTAATAAACATCCAAAGAGAATACGAAAATTCAATGCCATATTGACCATCTTGGGACATTGGAATTTTATCTGCTGGTACTACAATTGTACTGGAACTTGCAGATTTTGTACCATAAATCAACCAAGGTTCATTTGCGAGTGTGCTTTTCATATCAGTAATAACAGTGTATCCAACATAAATAACTGTAATTACAATGATTCCTATAATTAACATCTGTTGGTAATTCATATTATAATATATTATTATATTATATTATTTTTTAATTTCTTAGAAGTCATTTTCAAGACTGTGACCTTCTTTTTCTATTTTATCTCTAATTTTAACAAGCTGACCACTTTTGAAAAAATTAATATTATATTTTTTTCCGTCATATGGACCAGAAGTATAAAGATTCATAACATCATTTGGATGTAATGCAGAACCAAAGAATTGAAATCTTGAAATTTGTCCATAAAATCCACCGTCTTTTGCAATATAAATCCTACTATCATCTCTGATTATCGGCAAACCCTTAAGAACACATGAACGTTCTAATTTACCATCAATATACATATCAACATTTCTGTTATTTAATACATATACGATGTGTACCCATTTTTGAAGAGGAATATTTTTAATATCACATCCTTCATTAGGGTCAACAGTTGTTGAAATTCTTGCATGAATAGAATTTGTTTTAGGGTAAAAATACATCCCGGGCTCCAAATCGATATTGCCTGATTTCGAAAAGTTTGACTGTCTTACAAAAATATTTTTCCAACTACCGAATTTATAATTCCAGTCACTTACATATACCCATAAACTATATGTTGATGCATATGGATTTGCATTTCTTGGGGGTTTTTTCGATTTAATTTTGTTTGTGAAGGCATTTGTCGGCTGGTCGATTAGTACGGGATTTTTTGAAGCGTATTCACTTGAACTATCACTATAAATTGATATTACAATTAATACAATAAAAATTAATACAATTAATCCAATTACTAATCCTTTATTTGATTGAGCATGTTGATAAACTGTATTACCAACAGAACGCATTTTACTTCCAACACCATTTGTTTTTCTTGTAGAATTCATCGAATTATATAATATATCAAGATTATTTTTTTTGGTAAATCAATGATCTCATATTTCTTTTATAGTAATTTTTAATCGCATCTTTTTCTGTTTCAAATAAATATTTAATCTGTTTTGGAGATAATGAATTATTCGAATAAAACCCCTTGTACATTAATCCAGCAAAACCATTATCATCTGTATTTGCAATATAAATATTACTTGTTTTCATTATAATCGGCTCTCCTTTTAAAATAACACTTTTTTCTAATTCACCATTTTTATAAATTGCTACATTGCTATTATTTAAACTAACAGAAATATGAATCCATTTATTGACATCTATATTTTCTAATGTTATCAACTCTGAATTAGATGTTCCCTGAGTATTAAATATAACCACGACATTATTTTCAACTGGCGATAACCAAATACCAGGCGTTTGTATCTTTGCGAGATAATCGTTTCCTGTTTTTATTATTGCAGAACCGTGATGCAATACGTGTTTCCATTTTTTAAAATTACATGTCATCCAATCATTTCCACACATTTTTGATTTTTCCATTGCACCATTATCTGAACCAGATAAATATAACCAAAAACCATATGTTAACTGTTTTTTACTTACTAATGGAATATCTTTTCCGGGAATATAATTTGTTACAATGCCATCTGAACTTGTATACGAAAACTGATTACGACAATCTTGAATATTCTGTGAATATTTTAAAAAACGAATAGAACCATCCGGTAACCCATATGTTTTTTGAACACTGTGATATAATATAATTACAGATGTTATTAATAATATAATTCCATAGAAGAAAAATTGCGCTTTTGGCAAAGTTGCAAAGAAAGACGATGTTGCCAAACCTCCTTTTTTAATTGTTTCATGTATGGGTTTTCCTGTCATAAAGGATATCAAAAATAACATCAAAAATACAGCCACAAGAATAAATATTGCCAATGATAATTTTTCTTTGGTATTCATTAATATATATATTTATTACATATTAATTTGTTGTTTTTATCTGCTTCTTTACCTTAATTTTTTTCATATTTCTGAAAAAACTATTATTTGTTTCTGTGCCATCATATGCACTTTGTATAAAAACAATTATTGCAACCACCATAAATAAATATTTTGGGATTTTGCAAAATATTCTTATAATTGAATTATAATTATAATAATCAATAACAATTACTAATATAAATATAATTATTGATATAATAAACCATTTATTAGTAGATACCATTATATATTATATGCTCCAATAATTTTTTATACCTGGTCTGCAATATGTTATAAATTTTTTATATGGATAATAAATATTCCCCCTCATTTTATATAATTTATTCTTTTCTTTGCAAATTCCACAATTATCTCCATTTTCACAATCAGGAACAGGTGGATTTATAAATGTAAATTTATTTTTACAACATATTTCTGGTGCATCATATAATATGTAAGATTTTCTAATTTTACATTTATTATCCACCAATAAAGTTTGATATTTATTCCATGGTTTTGGACATTTTTTATTTTCATGGTTAATTATAAAATGTTCTTTTGCACCACATAAAAATAATAATAATATTAGCAATATTATTATATATTCGCCTTTCATATACTATAATTTAATATTAAATTTATCATTTTTTTGTAATCAAATGAACAATTATGTTTTTCTATATCTTTATGTAAATAACAAAAATATATAATCGGTTAATTTAAGTTTTTTTACAATTTTTGTAATGACAATTCGGTTTGTTTGGAATATATTATTTTCTAATATTTTATAAATATTCAGTAATTTTCTTCTCCAATTTAGAAGTATATTTGCAACCAAGTATTAACATATTACGGTAAATAAAAGATAATCTTACTATATTAGTTAATTCTGTTTCATTTTTTGGATTTGCTTTTAAAATAAATAATTGTCTTGTATTAAATTGTTCGTTTGTTTCGTTTTCTTCTTTATGAAGTTTAAGTTTCATATTGTTTATATTCATAATGCTCATTATATTATATTATATTATAATAACTTCAAGTGAAAACAACTAATTTTTTAAAAACTAATTCATATGCAAAAATTCCCAGATACAAAGATGCTAATGTAATAATAAATCCATCGTTAAATAATCCACCTGATAATCCAAGATTCGGTGGTGCTTTTCCATGATAATGTATTGACATAACAACGTGCATAATAAATAATACAATAAATGTATGATAAATATCATTTGCTATATGTTTGTATTCTGGTGAAACTTTAATTTTTAAAAACATTTATATATATATGTAATATAAATTTTATAGTTTAGTTTCTTGCATTTTAATATTTTTACAATATAAAGATGATTCTAAAAAATAAAACAAATGAAAAAAAAATAGATGAAATCAAAAATTATTTGTTATCAGATAATGAATTAAAAAAAATTATGGATATTAAAATTAATTTTGATTCTAATTTAAAAGAATTAAATTTCCTAACAAATTATGAAGGGAATGAGGATAATACAATATTAAATGATATTAATTTAACTGAAACAATTTTTGGCAAAAATATTCTTCAAAAACGGCTGATAAATTATAAATATAATAAAAATAAAATAGATAATATAAAAAAAATAATTAAATATATAAAAAAAAATAAAATAAAAATAAATTTTAAAAATATAAGTGAAAATTCCAATAATGTATTATGGTTTTTTAAAAAAATAGATGAAAATTTTAAATCAATACTTGAACAACTTTATTTTAATTTACCTATTGAAAAATTAAATAAATTTTTAAATTCACACAAAATTACCTTAAATATAAGTTCTATTTATAATATTTATATTTATCCTATTACAAATATATTGGGACCAATTATAAGTATTATTATTCCATATATTTTATTAAGGATATATGGATTTAAATTGCCATTTTCATTTTTTTATAAAATGATCAAAACATATGTAAATGGTTTAAAAGATCCAAAAAGATTATTTAGCACAATTTTATATGTCGGAATTTATTTATATTCAGTTTATAAAAATTTTAGACAAGCATATGATTTAAAAAAATTAACAAATATTTTTCAAAATAAGATTATATGTTTGAATAAATTCATAAATGAAGTTATAAATATTTATGAAAAATTTAAACAATTTTATCAAATTGATGATATTAGTGAATTAATAAATGAACTTAAAAATATTCCTAAAGAAATTAAAACATTTGCACTAACAGGAAATATATTATATTTTGTTAACAAATATAGAAATTATGATAAGTTTATTGAAATGTTTAATATTGTCGGAGAGATAGATCTTATTTATAATATTAAAAAATTAACAGATAATGATTATTGTTTTACTAAATTTACCGATAACACAAAACCAATTATAATATTTAAAAATATGGCACACCCATCTTTAATTAATCCAGTATATAATAATATCAAATTAAAGGGTAAAAATTGTATAATAACGGGACCAAATGCTGCAGGAAAATCAACATTTATCAAGGGCTTGGTTTCAAATATTATATTGGCCCAAACATTGGGAATTTGCAGATCAAAATATGCAAAAATAACACCTTTTGATTATATTAAAACACATTTAAATACACCCGATACAATTAACACACAATCATTATTTGAAGCAGAAATGTATAAATGCAAAGAAATTATCACATCCATCAAAGATAATAAAAATAAATCACTTATTATTTTAGATGAATTATTTTCATCAACAAATTATAGAGAAGGTTATGCGGGGTCCGCTGCAATTATGAAAAAAATAAATAATTATCCAAATACATGTTCAATTATAACAACACATTATGAAAAATTACCATATTATGCTAAAAAAATTGGATATAAAAACTTTATGTTCCCCATTAAACGAGATAATGCAAGTCAATTATTATTTCCATATAAAATTAAAAAAGGAATATCACATGATTTTGTTGCATTAGAAATATTAAAAATAAATAATTATGATTCGGATATAATAAATAATGCAATTAAAATATCAGAGTCGTTTAATTTTTAATAATTTTATATATGAATTTACTAAATATGGAAAATATTATATTAATTTTATTGTCAGTATTAATTGTGATCGTGCTTGGAATTGTTTATTTTGGATATAAAAAAATTTCTGATTATCAAGTAAAATTAAGTAAAATGCAGTTGGATATTATTGCATTACGAAATTTCATTGATGAAAGGGTATTAGGAAATTCTCAAATTAATATGATGACATATGGCGGGGGACAAGTATATGATAGCAATATTGTTGGTGAAGAGCAAAAAAATAATTTTGATAAAGAAGTGGTTGGTGATGGCACACTGTCTAATAAACAAAATAATTTAGATGATTCTGATGATTCTGATGATTCTGATGATTCTGATGATTCTGATGATTCTGATGATTCTGATGATTCTGACGAGCCCGATGACTGTGATCACTCTGATATTTTAGATACCTCGGCTGTTCCAGATGATTCAGATGTTCCAGATGATTCAGATGTTCCCGATGTTCCCGATGATTCAGATGTTCCAGATGATTCAGATGTTCCAGATGATTCAGATGTTCCAGATGATTCAGATGATTTAGATGTTCCAGATGACCCAGTTGTTCAAGATAAACCGGTTGTTCCAGATGATTCAGATGTTCCAGATGATTCAGATGTTCCAGTTGTTCCGGTTGTTCCGGTTGTTCAAGATAAACCGGTTGTTTCAAATGATTCAGATGTTCAAAATGTTTCAATTAGTAAAGATGTAGTTGGCAGTGATGTAACATATAGTTCGGAAACAGAAAATAATCAAGTTAAAAAAATGCAGGTGACATTTGGCGAGCCGAACGACACAGAATATGTAAATGTCCCCCGTCAAATTAATGTTGGTAGCAATTTAACAAAAGTCATATTAGTTGATTCCCCTGCTGTAAAAAGAAAGAATAAAAGAAAGAATAAAAGAAAATCGCCATCGGTTTCACCAAAAGATTTTTCTGTGGGGACTGTTATGAAATCTAAAAATGATGGGAATAATTATTTTGTTAAAGAAAACTCGAATGGAGTTAAAAGGTGGTCTAAAATTAAAAATTAATTTATTATTTTGTTAAATAGTGCAACAAAATAATATAAGTATTATATATATGAATCCAATCAGAATTCCAAATAACAAATATCTTAATTGCCCAGCCCAAATGTCAGATGGCAGACAATTTACAGATTATAGACAAAATAGCAAAGTAAATCAAGATGTAATGCATAACAAAAATATTCAATCTAATTTTGATTTTAGAAATTATTTAACTAATAATGGAACTGCTATAATTGATACAGATAGAAACTTTGCAAAAGACAAAAATGAATGTGAAGACTGCAATGCAACTCATATTAAAAATAAATATATTTGCAAAACTAATTATATTGGTCAAATGTGTGAACCATTTGATATTAACGGCGTTGGAAGAACCTCAATTTCTGTTGATGCGAGAAAAGTACCGACTATCAAGGAACTTAATAAAACTGTTAATGAATTTAATATGTTTCTTCAAACAAATATGATTGAAACTGCTGCCAAACCAGGTATCATATGTGAATCATGTTTAGTTAAAGATTAAACATAATAATTTTACCATGCTTATTACGACTTATTTCTGCAGATGTAATAACCAAACTTTATGATTTTTATGAACTGTTATTTTATTGTATTTGATTTTATGAAAAAACAAATAATAATAAAAATTATGCGGGATTTTTAAAAATATATTTGCTACTTTTTTTTTATAAAGTTTATTTATAAGAATATAAATTTTAATCCCACTTAATGATAACATAATATCCTTTATTTTTGAAATATTTTTACCACCCCACGGCGGGTCAATATAAACAACATCATTTTCTAATTCATCATGTATTATATTATAATCAACGTTATAATATTTTATATTTTTAATTCCCAATACATTTGATAAATTATGTTTAAGAATATTAAAATGAGTAATATTTATTTCAACAGCATTTACTCCTTTAAAATATTTGGCGAAATATATTGTATCTCCACCCATACCACTCGTTGCGTCTGTTATAATTAATTTATCTATATTTTCTAAATTATTTATCATTATTTTAACAATCCATTTTGCTAATTCAGGCTTTGATATTGAATACAGTCCAATATCGGTCATTTTAAATTTATTATCGTATATTTTGGATTCGTCCATTTCATAATAATTTTTCATTTCATTATCAGAAAAATCAATTTCGATCGGTTTATTTATATATATTCCATTATTATTTATATCTAATTGTTTAAAATCATCATTTTTATTATCCATCGTTAAATATTATTATGCGGTAGTTTTTATGTAAAAAATTATTCGTATATAATAATGGGAAATACAGAATCAACGCTTCAACAACCAAATAGAAGAAAATACAGAAAAAAATTTAGAAAACAAGTCCGTAGAAAACAACAAGGTATATCAAAAATATCTGAGTATTCGCCATATGAAATAATGGCATTAAAAAAAGATTGTTCATTAAAAGATTTAAAAAAAAAATATAAACAATTGGCCACTATTTATCATCCGGATAATGGAGGTAATAAAAAAATTTTTATGAAAATTGTTAAATCATATAATGCTATTTTATTTGAAAAAGAGTCAGAAATTGATAATAGAATTGAGGCACCAGTTATAAATAAAGAATATAATCATAAAAATAAAAATACTATTAATCGTGAAAATGTATATGTAGATAAAGATAATTTTAATAATAAAAAATTTAATAAAGTTTTTAGAGATTATAGAATAGAAAATCCATATGATAAAGGATATGGTAAAATAATGGCTGAATCTGAAAAAAATCATAATAGAAGAGAAAATATTAATATCGAAAGATTAACTTCATTAAATAAGGGAAATTTTAATGATAATTTTAATGAAAATCAATCAACGACCATTATTAAATACGAAGAACCCCAGGCATTATATTCAAATGGACAAAATAATGTTATGGAACTCGGTATTAAAAATATTGATGATTTTTCAGGAAATAATTATACTGATTATAAAAAAGCATATAATAATAAATTTTTTAATCCCAATAATGTTAAGTATAAAACATATAAAAGTGTAAGAGAATATGAAAATGCAAGGTCACAAAAACAAGAGATGACACAAGAAGAGTTCGAATATCATAATATGATGAAAAAAAAAAATGAGCAAGAAGAAATCGAAAGAAGAAGAATCCAGAGAGAATATGATCAAATTTACGAAAAACAATTTAATAATTTGAATAAAGTTTTTATAAAAAAATAATCTAAAAGATAGCATCATAGGCAAATGTTTTGCCGTAAGCAGACTTAGACATAACAATTTGTTTTGTCTCATATACTTAAAATCGCATAAATCACATTAGTTAAAATATGACCATTTATAATTAAAGGAATTATAAATTATTGCAATTCTTTATTGATTTTACACCGTTATGTAAAACCTATTAAAAGTATATATGCCTAAAATAGACATAATTTTGATAAATTAATAAAAATTGATTTTAATATATATAAATAATTATCAATAATATTAACCAATATGGATTTGAATCATAAAACAATGAAACAACTAAAAGTTATTTGTAGAAAAAATAAATACAAAGGTTATTCTAAATTTACACCGATGAAGTTTTAAAATGGGACAAAAACAACTTAAAGAAATGTATATATACTAATATGTAAAACAAAGATATTTAGAATGGTCAGTTTTGCTGGATGCAGTAAGTATGGTATGAGGATAAATCATCCTATCCAATGATTCCATATTCATTCTTCGTGTTGTATTTCTGGTTGGGACTTAAGATGTCTAAAACATTTCTAGGTGTTAATCGGTAAGGAAATATAACCTTTAGCAAACGAAGCAGTAAAACAACTGCTGTCAGTGGCTTACTCTCACGGGATGACGACGGGGTGTTGCTAGCCCATTTATTTTCTTACGAAAATAAATCCACACAACCAAAATTTACACGTCCTGAAACGGGCAAACTTTAAAGATATATTATGGGATTTTGTCCCATTTTAAAACTTCATCGGTGTAAAAAAGCGGATTTGATACAGTTTATATTATCTAAAAATAAACCCAAAAAGTTTAAGAAAACCATTATAATTAAAAAGAAAAGAAATAATAAATTAATAAAGTTAGTTAAATTTATAAAAATTAGTGATTTAGAAACTTTGTTAAATAAATACAATGAAGCAAGTAAAAAAGGTTATTTATATGAAAAATTATGGGATATTATAATAAAATGTGGATATTGTCCGCATTTTAACAGTAGTTTATTTCAACATATGGATGGCAATATAAATCTGGGTAAAATGAAAGTTATAAAAGACTTGGAATGTTATCTTAAAAATAATAAAATTTTTAGTAAAAATAAAGGTGGTTCTAGTGATATTACATTGCGAAAAAATGATGGTCCTTGGATATTTATTTCATCTAAATTTTATAATGATAGTAAAAAATCTATTAAAGATTATGAAGTTCAAGATATATTACACCTTTTAACATTTAAAACGCCGACTTATTTATAGATTTTCAAAGTTTTTGCTCTTGATTTCTTCGGTTTATATTTCTTGGTTCTGTTATAACTTCCTTGAAAAAGTTTTTTATATGTTGCTTTTGGAATTTCTTTTATTAGTTTTCTAATATTTTGTTTGAGTTTTTCTAATCCTATATCATTTTGTTTTCGTAATTTACTCTTCAAAACACTAAAATATCCTTCAATTACATTTGTAAAATGTTGATAAGGAACAGCGTATAATAAATGATTATCTTTTTGTATTACATCTTTTACATTTTTATTTCTATGACTACTTGCATTATCCAATACAATTAGTTTATTTTTATATTTTCTAACTACAAATTTATTCAAAAAATTTATTAATCTTACACTATCTATACCTCCCTTATCATATATTTCATAACCAATAACTCCTTTTGTGCTAATAGCAAATATACCTGTATATTTTTTAAATACTTCTTGACTATGTGTTTTAATTACACATCTTTTACCAATTGTTTCATAACAATGCTTTCTTACTTCGTATGCGTTCAACGATGTTTCATCAATAGAAATTATATCATCTAACTTATGCTTCTTTATCATTTTGTAAAATGTGTCTAATTGTTTGTTTATATCTATTGGTTTTTTGTATCGGGTTTTTGGTTCGTGTCTAACTTTTGTTTGTTTCAATGTAATATTATTGTCTTTTACAACTCTATAAATTTGCATCTTTGATAATTTTACATCATGGTATTTTTCTTTTAATTTTTGTAATAAATCATTCATCGTAATAGTTTTATCCTTTTTAATTTCTTTTTTGATAAAATCAACATATTCCTTTTTAACCTTATATGCTACATATTTCCTTGTTTTTCTTTTAACTGCCTTTGTGGTTTTAAATTTCTCAACCCATCTCATTAAACTTCGTTCATTACAACCAAATATTTTACAAGTTTCAACTTGATTTTTTATTTTTAGATAATGTTTTACTGCGGATAATTTATAATCTTCGCTTTTATGTGGAGCCATATTACTTATATAGTATATATTTAAAAATTAATCATTATAATATAATAACTATGCCTGATAAAAAGAAATTATTCAAATATAAAAAGGAACAACATGAAGTATTAGAAAATTTATTAAATATTTTAAATTATAATAATGACTATACTTTTTATTTATATGATTTAGATAATAATAAAAACTTACAAGAGAGCATAATCAGTTTGAGTAATGAAATAAAAAAATATTATCCCGCCAGTTCTTGTATTGGAGTTAATAATCAAAAATGTAAAAGACCATATTTAAGCATTATTCGGTATATTTTGAAGTTTCATAATAAAGAATTGTATGTTATGGATTTTACAATGAATATTGAAAATGGAGAAACAACAAGAACGAAAAAATATAAGATTATTTAGGAATATTTATATAATTGCGTTAAATTATATAAAGATATAATATTTAGTAATTATATAGAGATGAAAAAGCGGAAAAAGAAACCGAAAGATAAAATACAAAAATCCGTATTTGAACCAAAAACACGAGGTAATTTTATTGTAGTGAAAACAAGTTTAAAATCTATCCTAAAAGATTATGAAACTAATTTTCCAATCATAAATAATTTAGTTTTAGAATATAATGAAATTGTAATTAGAACATATCAGTTTATACGATTATTCATTTTACATAAATATTATAAGAATGAACCTATACCTAAATTAGATAAGGATACAATATTATATTTTATTCGTGCTGGTGGTA